ACAATGGAATAGTCATCTTTAATCTTAATGAGATCTCCTGATTGGATAGATGAAATACCACTCAATACAAATGCAGTTACAAAACCAGCAACAGATTGATCTAAATCATATTCAATTGAAGTGTATGATATTGGTTTTTGAACTAGACCACTAATAGAAATTATGGATTTTTCATCTCTCTTTCTCATAGAGAATCTATGCTGGTTACCAGTACCAGTATTATCTAAGAATGTTACTGCAATACCTGACATTGCATCATTTTCTGTTAATGCAATTCTATACTGTTGATTATTATCTTTAATAGCATAAACAGTTTCTGGAAGATATCCAGTTACACCAGCACCTGTTTGGTATATAAGAGCAGATCCACCTATTCCAATTAAGTTAGAATCTGGGGTGTATGTTAATTGTTCACCATTTGAAAAGAAATGTATCTGTTCAAATACTCCAGTTGAACGAGTTATCTTAGTATCATCTGCAATATTTGTTTCACGAGCATAAATTGGCGTTCCTTGATAAGTTAAATCAAATGATTTTACATTTCTATTATTAATACCCAAATATACTTGTTGGGCTACATTTTCATATACCTGACCATAATTTAAGTCTCCAATACCATCTATATTACCATTAGGATCCAAATCCTTGTATACAACTTCATTATAAGCAGAAATACTAACAATACCAGAAACAGATGGATGGAACTCTATTCCAAAAGTACCATCAGACCTATAACTAGTCCCAAATGTTCCTATACCAGTTGTAGAACCAACTGATGCTAAAGGAGTCTCACTGATCCAACTCATACTCTTCTCTGGATCTGACAATAGATAAACCTGATGTAAAGACTGTGTTGCACCTATAGCAACATGAATAGTGGATTTAACAGATAAATCAGTAATACTAGTTAATCCTACAACTGTAGCAATACCAGATTTTGCTTGACTTGTAACTTCAAGTCTTGCAGATCTTTCTGTACCATCAGGTGTAAATGGAATTTTAAATCTGTAATTACTATCACCTAGAGTAGATGGATCAACAATAATCGACTTATACTTAACATTTACTGTATTTGTACGACCATTTTCAAAATCAAATTTAAGTAAACCAGAAGAGGTGTCTATTCCAGAAGTAACTGTACCAATAAATTGAGGAGAAGATAATCCACTTAAATTCTGTTTTGAGTTAAATGCGGCTAATTCTGTAAGATAGGTATTTGATCCATCATGCATAACAGCATATTCAAAATAATCTACCTGTTTTTGTAAATTAGATCCAGGATTATCAACTACCAATAATTGTATAATAGCAGCTTGTGAAGATGTAGTTGATATTCCAAATATATTACCAGTAGTCGAAGTACCTAAAGTACTAGCAGCACCAATCTGTGTATTGCCGCCTTCTAATCTAAAATGACCAAATGCTGAAGTACCAACACCCACTGAATCAGCGAAATTGGTTTGAAGTGACTTAACTTCATAATCAGTGTCAAATGGTTCATTAGGACGGATAATTAACTGAGTCTTAGATAAAGCTTGTGAATAAGTAGTATCAAAAGTTGCATAACCAGTACCAAGACCAGTAACTTGATTCCAATTGGTTATTTCTGCTTTTTGAAGTAAATAAGTATCTTCATCAACAGTTACAGAAATAAATTCATTCAATTGATAATGATTCTTAGCAGGATCTTCTGCATGATGAACAGTTTGTGTTAAGAATCTTTGGAAGTATCTTCCTGCAGGATAATTAGCAATTACTCTAAAAGCACTTAAATCATTAGACTCGTTGGACACAAACTTGGAACTAATATCATCAATATTCAAAACTCTGTTAGTTCTATTTAAAATATAGTCAGAAAGTCTAGTAGTTCTCAATTCTACAAATTTAGATATATTTCCTTGTGCTTCAAAATCTCTTGCCAAATCCCAAGGGTAAATAGAATCTACTCTAAGTGGATCTCCAATAAAGTCAAGAACTAATCCACCAGCATCTTCTGCAGGAATATTTGTTTCTCCAGGTTGTCCTTTTGCCATAACTTCAGTATTGGCAAAGTTCTTAAGTCCTGATGGGTGAACTATATCATTAACATAAGTAATTAGATCTTCATAGGTCTTAGGACTTTCTATTGCATAAGAAAGGTTCTGATAATAATCATTATCTGGTAATACTTGGTTAGTATCATTAATAAGTCCAACATTATCTCTCCAACCAACTAGGGTCTTAACAGAAGCAGCAATATTAAAACTTCCTTCAAATTCTTGTATTCCAATAACTCTACAAGAAGATCCACTTAATTTACCTGTCAAGGTATCATTAATTTCAAGAGGTTCTGCACCACTTACAATAATTTTAGCAGCATTCTCATCAATAAAGTCTAAAGCAATATCTGCTACTGTATTATTATTTCTCTTAAATGGTTCATTTGGGATAAATTTAGAAGCACCCTTAACAACTTCAAATTGAGCAATGAAATTTGATTGTGTTAATTGTCCAAATCCAAAGGCAACTGTTGCTCCAGTACCAGGATTTGTAGAAATTCCATTTAAATCAAATGTTACTTCTCTTGGGTTGACTGCATCATTATAATCAGTAACTTCAAAAGGAATAAACTTATAATCACCAGAGTTATATCCAGTACCACTTCCAGCATCGTATGCAATACCTTCAACCAATAATTTATCACCAATTGCTATTGGTTCTGTAACATAACCCAAAACTGGAGTAGTTATTGTAGCAGTTAAGATTCCAGCAGCAGCTTGTACATTAACAATGCTAATACCATTACTATTTCTAACTGGCGCAATACCAAAATCATTATTGGACAATCCTATAGGAGGTACAGAAACAGTTGCACTAGTAACAGCAGAATCACTCAATTCGCAAGTAATAAGTCCACTGTCTATAATATCGCCAGTTCCTTTATCATATAGAACTAGAGAAGGAGCATTAATATAGAATTTTCCACCAAATATAACTTTAACTTCATCAATAGTTGCAAAACTGTCTATATTAACAACTCTAGGAACAAATGCATCTGGTTTAAGAGTAGTATCAGATGGATATCCAAAAACATCATCTGGAACTGTTAAACTATCTAATTTGTTAATTTCAGTAGATGTTGCAATTATAGTAGCATTTATTCCACGATCCCCAATACTACTAATACCAGGAAGTCTAGAATAATTTAATCCAGGATTAGTTATTCGTGTTGAGGATATGCCACCTGTAGTATTATACGATTGAGTATTATATTCTAATATTTTACAATCTGCAGCTTTATAATTTAAAGATTCTGGTTTAAACTTCAAATTGACTGTAAATGTAGTATCTCCAATACTTGTAATTGGATAATCTAAAGTATAAGAACTATCAATATATTTTATTTGTGATCCATTAAAAACAGTTTTATCAGCAGTACTGATACCAGAATCAGTAAATAAACTATAATATAATATTTTAGGAGAAGTTTCTGAATATTGAACTTTTATAGTTGGATGTCCTTCAGAATTAGGATTTGTTGATGCAACACCAACAGTTGCTATAGTAGAAACACCAACTATCTCAAATCCAAGACTTGTACCTGATCCAACAAATTCATTAAAGAAATTGCTATCATAATAGAATTTTAAATTATTATCTTTTAAACTAGGATCACTCATATCAAATATGAGATCATTACTCCTAAATGGTCTTAATTGAGGATTGATTGGGTTAATAGTCCAAGATCCACTACCAGTACTTGTAATATCAACAACATTAGGAGTACCCTGAGTTTCTTTGAGAGTATTTGCTAATTGAATAGTATTCTCATCAATTTTAACAATATAATACTCTCTTTGAGTTATTCCACCAGGAAGATTGGATCCATAATACAAAACTTTATCACCAGTTATCAAATTATGTTGGTATGAAGTAATTCTATTATTAACTGTGTTTATTCCTGTTGGATCAACTGAAAGAGGATTGATTATTAAATAATCATCAATAATTTTAACAGTTGCAAAAGTTGTTGTTCCAATACCAGTAGAAAGACCAGGTTGAACAATTAATTCAACAGTATCACCTGTTTTTAATTCATGGTCTGATGCAGTTTGAATAGTAGAAGTAATTTTCTCTACATTTCCAGTAACTTGATTATTTGGTACAACTTCAAAAAGAGCATCATTATGATCACCACCACCAGTTACAAAAAACACATCATCTGATGTTTTAGTTGTTTTTATACCAATAGTATTATCAGTTTTTCTTACAGCATAAACTGTAGATGGTAAATTAAATGTATTTCCAATACCATCAGTTTTTATTCCAATTGTAGTTCCTGCAGGAGCTTTTGTATAATTTAAAACATCATTAGTGTTTAAACCATGATTATCCAAATAAATTTCTTGGGTTTTTAATGATCTAGTTTTAGTAACTCCAACATACTGATAATTTCTAGTTATTGTTTGTCCTACTGTTGTTCCAATTCCTACTGATTCTTCAGCATTAAAATATATTCGTTTTGTAGGTATAGATTCAAATTTATCAGTAACTAAAGGAATTTCTATTTCATCAGCATAATATGACACACCTAATCCAATTATACCAGAAGTAGCAACTCCTGATGATCTACGAATTCTTAAAACCCCATCATTTCTAAAAACATTAAGAATTCTAGCAGTTTCTTGTCCTATTTGAACAGTTGTTCCAATTCCAACAGAAGAAGGTGTTAATGTAGAAAATCCAACTGTAGCACCAGCAGAAACTGTTGGTGGAATATATTGAACTCTAATATCAGTAGTAACTCCAACAAATCCATCATCTAATAAAGTAGTTGTAATATTTAAAGAGCTAATTGTATGAGAATTATCAAGTTTATTAACACTAGTCGATAATCCAGCAACTTGAACATAATCATCAAGGTTTAATGAATGATTAGGATCAAAATGTCCAATAATTTTATTATTTCTCCATTCAAAAACTACATTAGTGTATTTTTCAAATGTTGTATCAATTTTATTAACAGTCTTACCTTTTAACAGATTTACATAAGCAGTTGCTCCACTTCCACCAGTGCCTTCATCAACAAAATTGATTTTGGCTCCCATAGTATATCCAGTTCCAGGAGATGTTATATCAAGACTTTCTACTGAACCAACATTAATTCTATTTGGTGTTGCAACATTAGGAATCTGTTTATATGGTTGATATACAAAATCATAATTAACACCATCCCCAAACATCTTATATGGGAAGGTATTTCTTACTAAATTAGAATTTTCAAAATCATAATTACTTTGCTTAATCTTTTCACCTGATACTGTATTAACTTTTAATGGGAATCCTCTATAAGTATCACCAATATAATATGGGAATGTAGGATTTGTATTAATGTCTACTGTTGCAAAATATGCATAAATTCCTTCTTCAAATTCTGGAGTTTTTGTAAATCTACCATTATGCTCATCTAAATCACCAGTTGAATCATAATAATAATCTTCGACAAAGAATCCTGCTTCATATTCTGCTAAAGGTGGTCTATTATAAACTTTAGTGCTATCCAATTTATAAGAAGACACCATTCTTTTTGCTGATGATTGAATGTCATCAGCATCACTTAAACCATATGCACCATATATGGGGTTACCATCATATGCCCATCCAACAATAGGAGAATGTCCATTTCCATCATCCCCAAAAGCATTTCTAACAGTTGCTCCATAAGCGACTGATTCAACTGCTAATCCACCATCAACAGGAGTTAAATAATCACCATTTAATGTACCACTAGTTTTAACTTTATTAGCGACTAGTTGTCTAATTCTAGTAGAAAATGTTGCAGCATCTCCTGGAGCTTTAACTTGAACACTTGTTGTAGATGAAGCATATCCAACACCAGAAGATAATACAACAACTGATGATATCTCTCTACCATCCATAACAGCACGAAGTCTAGCACCAAAAGCACTACCAACACCAACTACTGTTAAATCTGGTGGACCATCATAATTTATTCCTCTACTTTGAACAAATGCATCTACTACTCTACCATTAACAATGGTCAATCCAATTTGCCCAAATTGTCCATAATTTACATCAACAGCAGGTGTTTTTTCAAAATTGATAATGTTGGATCCATAATCCCTACCTTTATCATATAAAACAGCACCAACAACATCACCACGAACAATAGGATTTGCTTCTAAAACTACTGGAGTATCAGAATCTGTAATAACATTAATATCAACAGTTACTGGTGGATATGAGAAATTCTGATATCCAACTCCATGACTAGTAAATCTAACATATTCTTTATTAAGATAATTGGTCTTATCTGGAAGTCTTGTTGTAGCAATACCTGAATAACAAAGTCTAAATTTATCTTTATCAAGGGTTAAAACTTGATATTGCGAATCTGTAGATAATCCAGTAACAGCAGAAGCACTAACACTTGTTGATATACCGTAATGAACAACTTCTCCATCTTTAAATCCATGATCTACAAATTCAATAAAATCTCTAGATGTACTAACTCCTGTTGGTGCAACAGAAATCATTTTATTGGTATAATTAGATCCACCATCAAGCATAGTAACTCTTGATATGCGTCTCTTAGTGTTATAATCTCTAAATTGATGAATACCGCTATTTAAATCTGCAGCAGTTGTACCAAATCCTACAGTATTAGCAACACCAGCAACAGCATCAGATTTTGTTCTATAAAGTTTAAATATTGTTGCACTGGTTACACCAACATAGTAAGATTGCCCTTCAACCAAACATGTATCAATACCAGCAGATGCAGCAGTGTGTAATCCAACTAAATTGTTATTATTAGAACTATAAACTACCCTATCACCAGATTTATAATAATGGGGTTTATCCATTATAAATCTACCACCCTTTCCATCTAAAGGATCAATATTACCACCATTATAGAAAGATTTTGCGTTAAATGTAAATGATCTATAATTTAATTCTGTTACAGCCTGTGCTTTTGCGCCGCCACCATTTCCACCATGTATATCAATAGAAATAACTTTTTTAATCTCAAAATCAACTGGATCAATTAAAACATCAGTAACTGTACCACCAATTGATAATCTACCAAATGCAGTGTTAATTCCTGATGAATTATTCTCAATAATGATTTGTGGAGGATTAAGAACATCATATCCAGTACCAGCATTAACAATATCTAATGCTTTTAAAGGACCATAGTAAATATACTTGTCAGATTTATAATTGGTGATTTCTACACCATTTATCAACATTCCTGTATTACCATCTAAGGTTCTTTCGGAAGTTGTCTTTTGTTGTTTACCTTTTGTTAAATCTTGCTCAAGAACAAATCTTTTAAGTGTTCTACCTGGAAAAATTGATTTTCTTGCCTGTTCAACTCTAACAAAATCATGAATTCCAGTTGTTTGATCAGGTGGAGCAAATTCTACTGCAATTCCTGATGGAATAAAGGATCTTGATGGATATAACCTAATTTTATTTTTTTGTGCCAATACTTCTACAAAATAAGAATCATTCTCTAATCCACCAATAGGAGTAGTAGATCCTACAGGAACATAAGCAATTTCTTCACCTGTTCTAAATGGAACATCCTGTGGAAAAGAAATAGTCGTATATCTATTACTTAAACTCTGGTATCCATCCCATGATCCACCAGATACCGATGGATTTTCTAAAAGAGCATGAACTTTATCAGTATCAATTGGATATGATGGAATAGAGTTAGAAGCTACATATCCTTCCTTTTTAGTACTTTCAGAATACTTAGCATCTAAAATATAAGTGTTAGAAACACTAGATAAAATCTGATTTTGTCCACCAACAATAGGAACTATAGTACTTGTTGCTTTTTCTTGAATTCTTCTTATATCATAAGAAAATCCAGGTGTAGTAGCGAATGTTCCTTGTACACTTATTGAATTATTGGCAACATTGACATAAGTAACGACTAGAGGTGACGCAGCAACAGTTTCTGTGTTTCTTACCAATAATTCAATACTATCACCTGTCTTTAAACTAGATTTATCAATTTTACCTTTTAAAGTAAAGGTAGAACCAGTTAAATCTTCAATTAAGTACCTTGCACTAGTATTGTATACCCAAGAATTAAAGAAAATCTGTTCAAAAGTCTTTTCTACTTGAGGATTAGTGATAAATCTTCCAAGATTCTTAACATTAATCTTAGAAGTCTCAGATAATCCATATAAGTCTTGAAGAGAATCAAATTCACTCAAAACACCAGTTATTTTCATATTAACTGGTTTTGAAGTATCATTATCTTCGTAACCATACACAATTGTAGGTGTAAAGATATTTCTAGTAGATGCTATATCTTTTGTTGTTGTAGTTACACCAATAAATTGGTTTATTGTCTTTTCAGTGTACTCTAACTTTTGATAGTCTGTTTCTGTAGATACACCAACTTCGATAGTACCAGTTTGACCAAATCCTATCGTAGAATCAACTGTAAGAACAGTTGCACCTATACCAATATCACCAATAACCTGTGTTCTACCTGGTACAACAAATGAACCCTGAATTAGATCTCTATCATCATATCCAATAAAAACAGAAATACGATAGAAGTCATCTCTAATCTGAACAACCTCAGAAATAGGTCCACTTGCTTGATTTACTAATGGATTTCCTGGTTCATTGTCCTGATAAAGTGTTTGACCTACTAATTTGTTTGGATCACCAGAAACTACTTGTACAGCAAAAGATTGCCTTCTTAAATAGTTTGCATAAGAAGGTTTTATAAGGTATTTTTCAAGATCATTGATTTTTGGTTCTAAACCAAATAATGCTTTGAATAAAATCTTGAAAGATTCGTCAGTACCTTTAGATTCATATAAACTTCTTGATTCTTTTATAAAATTGTTAACATCTAGATTAGGACTTAATGGTACACCTTGTAAACCAGGAGTATATTGTGCTTTTAATTTATCGTAGAACTCTTGAAGAAATAATGCACTTAAATTCTGTACAGTTGAACCTGATTCATGAGATGCAGCAATACTATCTGTCCATTGTAAGTTTTTAACATCTTGTGGAGCATGATATGAAGTAATTCCACTAAACCCTCTAATACAACCAGTAAAAGTATTTGTAGTTACTCCTGTATATGTAATAATCTCATCATCAATCTTTAAAAGACCCCATTGGTTTGGAAATCCTTTAGTATTAGTAGCAACAGTAATAGTATCATCAGTTGTATCGATACTTGAAGCAGTTTCTACTAAACCAGAGATAACATCTTTGGTTAAATTGTCAATTTTAAGATATTGGTCAATATTTTCACCAATATCTACAGGTCCACCTTGATAATCTTGAGAAATATAGTATTGTTCTAAAAAATTCTCTAAAAGAGGATTTTCCGCAATAGCAAATTCAGGAGTTTGGTCAGAAACTACCTGATAAGTCTTTACTCTGGAAGATAAGGGGCTATATGTTTCGATCATCCGTTTTTACGATCTAATGATGGATCCATTTGAATAACTAGATGTGACTTTATATCCAATTCCAGATATTTGTTCTCCAGAAGATATTGTGTCTCTCACAATATTTATGGCACTATTAGACATGTCTAATTGAAGGAACAAATCCTTTAATCCGATAATATCATTGGATTCTGGATACGCTTGAACTTCAATCAAACCAGAAGCACGAGAAGTTCCCGTTATGTTAATAGTATTGACAATAATTTCACCTTTTACATAATCAACTGTACCAGCAGAAGGAACAACAACTGGTGGATCATCTGCTGCTAATTCAGATAGTTGAATTACAGCAAGATCACCAGTTTTTAAGTCAGAATGAGGTAAATCTGTAAAATACAAAGTATTTACATTACCATCAATGGTAAATCCAGTACTTTTTATGTTTTTACCTTTAGGATTAACATGAAAAGCATTACCAAAGCATAATTCATACTGAGTAAAGGCATTGAAGACAGGTTTTAAGTCTCTTCTTATAGTTAAAGTTGTAATATTCGATGTAAATGCATTATTTGTTTCATCTATAACATTTAAAGCATCAGAATACTTAAATCTACCACCAAATGCATTTAAATTAGTAGATTTTCCATAATTTGTTATAGAATCAGTAAGTTGTGCCTTTAATCCATTCTGATCGCTGAAAATATTGGAATTATAATAAGCAGTAACAGCAAGTTCGATGTAAAGTACCTTAAGATCAACAATTCTTTGGTTAATTCCAGCAATTGAGTAACTTTTTAACTTTTCTAAAATTTGTACCTTAGTAAAGTCAGACAAATAAGTTGAATTTCTAGGTTTTACACTTAAAATAACAGTTCCATATTCAGGTGGATCTAATTCTTCACCACCAATCACTGAAACTGACTCAGCATCAGGAAAAACACTCTGTATTATGCCTTCGTAATCCTTCGCTGTAACCGCCCTATACTGCGATGAGTAGACTCGTGGTGCAATATACTTAATTGACTCTATATCTTCGATATCACCGCCTCCTTTAGCGGTCTGAACGGTTGTTATGGTAGGAGTTACTGATGCTGATAGAGGATTTCCAGCATCATCTACGGCATCTGCGCTATATGAGAAATATTTACCATCATTTCCTGCCTTTCCATCAGTAATAATATAACTAACTTCAATAATATCACCATTATCTAGTTTTTTACCAAAATATCCATCACCAAATAGCAATTCATACTTCTCATCCTTAATTTCTTGGATAAGATAGACATTTGACTTCTCATTTACATTTGTAATATTGTCTATTCTTGAATATTCTAGTCCAGAAGTTGATCCTGACTTCCTTACAAAGATTCTAATTGATGCAGTATCAATAAATGGATTATCTAAGATAAATCTTTGATCTAAACTACCATCTACAGTAAAATATTTCTTTAAAAGTGTACCTTGATAGACAGTAATATCAGAAAATATAGCAGTTCTTGGTGGATTGACCAAAATATTGGTTCCAGCATCTATTGGACTACTAACACTAATGTCTTCTGGTATTGAAAATGTGAAAGAAGTGTTATTTTGAGCACCTACACACACCAAACCTTTCCTTAATTTGACAGTATTGCTATTTCCGTTAAATTGAAACTTAAAACTTATTATTGCTTGAGCAGATTTACGAGATCTAGGAACATATCCGATGTTTCTTGCTAAAGAAACGACATTTTCACGCAAAGTTGCCGAATCCAAGAAGGATTCATTAACTACCATATTACTATTAAAGGCAGAAATGTAGGTATTATATGCCATTATATCGATTAACATCGATAAATTGGAACCTTCAAAGTCAAAATCAGTAAAATTACTGTTTGCTCTAAGATAAGATCGTATTTGTGCCTTAATTTGGTCAAAATCAAGGTTAGTAAACTTGGTTACGGGCATTTTTTTACCTAGTTGCCTCTAAAATAAATGAAAATGACGACCTAGATATTGGTTCACCCACTATTTCGTAGGAAATAGTTATTTCAAATTCATTTTGATCAGGTCTGGGGTCTGCTTCTACTATAATATTATCAACTCTTGGTTCCCACATTGCTAAAAGACTCTTTATATCTCTTGCAAGAACGCTTCCTGTAGCAACATCACAAAAACCAAACAGTGTTTCGTAGATATCTGATCCCAATTCTGGATTATAAAATCGCTCTCTTAGTCTAGTTTGCACTAAATTTCTAACAGAACGCATTATTGCCCTCTCATTCTTTATTACATTCAAATCGCCAGTTACGGGATTTGGTATAAAATCGAGAGTAATATCTTTATAAGAACGGGATTTCCTATCTGCCACTATATTGACACATGTGTCAAAGGTTATTTATACCCTATTTTCTCAATTCCAGCGTGTGACGGTTAATTCTATACTATTATCATCCATTTCCCACTCTTCTAACACCTGAAATCCATCATTTTTTATCTGATTATGGATAGTCATCCTTGCATATTGTTGTGTAACTTTCTCAATAAGCCTTTTTGGAGGAATTGGATCTTTCCATGTTTGTAAATCTGCTACCAATTCATATTCCGTTCCATTCCAACGAAATCCTATATCATTCCCTATAGCAACATCAACCTTTACTTTCTCATGGTTGTGATCAATAGGGTTAATTAGTAAATGATCCTCCTGTACATCGTACTGAAGGATCTCTAATGCTTCGAGCAAAGCGGGTTTTTTTGTTATCTTAGTCTTTATCGTACTGAAGTGTGACATTAGCATCCTTCTGAATCGTGTACAAATTCCTCAACTGGTTCATTCTCATAAAAAGCAGGACTAAATTCCCTGGTTAATACTGTTCCCAGTTCTTCTTCTACTCCTTTAGTTACCTTTAAACATTGATCACCAGTCATTCCAGATGTTTCTACTGATACTAAACCATCTTGTCTGATGGAATACTTAACCGTTTCCTGTTTTGACATAACTAAAAAAGCGAGTGTGTGTTATTTAGAACTGTTTAGGATGCGTAACTACATCACCATGTATTTCACCTATGTCGTCTATATGTGCATGGTCAATCTTTTCTATATGTAAATGCTCTAGAGAATTAGCTATTCTTTCTAGAGCATTTGCAATACGGTTAAACTCTTCACTCATGATGGGATTTTCTCCTATGATAAATTTGGAAGCACATTACAAGTAATATAAGGATGAAAACAATGATGTCATCAATCATGGTTTACCAGTTTTTACCTGTGTCTCTAGTATAGCCTCTTTTATAACAGTTTTCAACTGTCTTAACTTTTTCTTCCCAAGTCCTGCTCTACTATCGATCTTTACCTTTATCCAGTAAAGTACAATTAATACAGCAATAAATTGAAGTCCCTCACCCCAAGACATATTCCATGCTTCATTGAGATCGAGACTCGCCGCCGCTAGAAGATTAATCATTTTTTACCTTGTCCTCTATAAGGTTTACGAGCCGAGTTACGGGATGTGGCAGAATATTTGGTATTATTACCACTGCCTTGTCTAGTCTTTTTCGGTGTTGTCTGAATTTTGATCCCTGTCGAGGATACTACTAGTTTCGCCATTGTAAGATTGATGTGAAATAAGATCAGGTGAAGGATACCCAGTCTCATAATAACACTGAGATAACTCCACCATTTTGTCGAGGAACTCATCCTCAGAGAGACCTGTGAAGATCTCTCCTTGCTCTATGATGATATTATATAACTCTTGTCTTTTCATGTCCTACACGGATACGAGGATCGCACCAGATATCAAATCCTGCATCAAGAGCATCTAAGCAGAATGAGACATCCTCACCACACATATCCTGTACTTCTCCACTTTCAAAGACTTGCATCTTAGGTGCGAACCAAGGATACTTCATCTTATCATGTTCCCATACACCATGCTTGATGAGAACCCATCCAAACCCTGTGTAATCGACAGTAAATGGTTTCTTACGCTTAGTCATGGTTTCACCAGTCTCATGATTCATAACCCCTCCGTTATTACGGAAGTTATCTTCATCCAACCAGTGAGCAACAGAAGTAGTTTGACCATCTTCTGTCATATACCAACCTGCAGCAATGTTCTTCTCCATAAGAACAAGTTGTAAGAACTTCTGAGTATTGAATACAATATCACTATCAATCCATAACTGATAGTCATACTTCAACTTACCATCCCAAGGTATTTGATCTGGTCCTCTTAGTACATTAGCACCAAGACATTTACATCTGGCAAAGTTTACCATAGATGAATAGTCTTGACTAATTTGTATACTAACCCCATGTTGCACTAAATCAAATGCAAGTTGCACGAAATTCTTTAGAAAGACATAAGAACAACCACGACCAGGCATACAAAATACAACGGACTTGCCCTTGATTATCTCCCATGCTTTATCGTAGTCCCATTCCTCTTCAGCATTTCTTTTAGGCGGGTTTTTCGCCTTAACAGTAAATCCTTTAGCCATAATGTTTAATAAGACATCATTATTATAACAGATTATATATGCTTAGTCAATATGAAGCATCTTCCATATCATCTTGTTCTACTCTAACTATCCGTAATTCTTGATGTTTATTAACTCTCTCTTTAATCTTTTTGAATAACTGTTCCTCATCCAGATTGATTAAATCTC